ATCCAAAAGTGCGCCACGATACACGGCAGTAGCAAACTGTTCTGCTTGTTCCTTAGTCACATTGGTTTTTCTGCCAGTAAAGAATCCAACAGCATCTTGAGCCAATCTATCATCAAGACCGCCAGTTCTAGCAAAACGATTTACATCTTGGTTAGACATATTTTTGCCTTCACCAGTTAATCTAGCTAAAGAGCCGGGCAGTGAGGCGGCGGCAATGTCATTTGTTGCTGACATTCTGATTGTTTCAATTGCACTTGGCGCATCTGCAAGAATAGTTGATGTTCTATCCATTACAGGGTCTTTACTGATCTGCGAACTAAACGCAAGCCAATCTTTAGGAGCAACTTGTTGACCCGGCATAATAATCTTAGGCGCATTACCTTCAGCCAGAGCTTTAATTGCCGCATCAACTTCAGCAATGTCTGACGCAGGGGCGTTAGAGTCTCGCAATTTTTTACGATAATTTTGTAATTGTTGGACTTGAGTTTCTTTTTCTGGTCGCTCAAGATAGTTAACAACTTCAGCGTTGAATTCAGGAGTTCCTTCTGTGAAGCCTTTGTTTTTGGCAACTGTTTGAGCTTCTTGAATTTTTGCTGGAATTTTGTCTGGGTTGTTAACTTCTCTTAGATCAGCAACATTTTGACTTACCTTATAAGTTGCCATGCTTGCAGGAGTGTATTTACCTGAACGAAGCAATTGTTCAAATGGGTCAGCACCTTGTTTTTCACGAAGTCGTTGAGTAGTCAAAGCCATTTCAGACATTGATTTACGAGCACTTTCAGCAATCTTCATTGCTAAATCAGGCGCAGTTCTGGCGTATTTCTGAGCAACTCTCAATTGTTGTTCAGGGTCACTTGGGTCAAGTTCACTCAATATTTGCTGTTGCAAACCAATCATCTGCAACTGAGGGTCTTTGCCGCCCAAAGCACCACCAAGAACATCACCTAACTGTTGACCGCCACGATAGAAGCCAAACTGAGCTTGTTGCATGGGTGTTAATTGTGCATAAGCCAAGGCTTCATCTTGCATAGCCCTTTGCCGTCTTTGCATATATTCCATCTCTTGAGCACGAGAGATTTCAGGGCTAAACATTCCACCAACAATAGAGGATGGTGCTTGTCTTGCCGTTAGTGGTGAATATGGTTCAGCATTTGGAGTCAATTGAATATTCTCAGTAATTGCTGGCTCAAAACTATTAAGATTAGAGAGACTTGGAGGAGTATTTGCGATACCTAACAAATTTTCTCGTGCCATGTCAGCCCTACGCATTTCATCTTGTCTAATTCTTAATGATTCAGCATCCAAATCACCAGAATTTGATTGGCTTGTAAAAAGTCTATCCATGGGAATTTTGTATGGCATCACCCCCAAGCATGCCGACCTGATTGCCATTGGGCTTCAAAAGTGGCTTGCGGCTATTCCTGAGACCATGTGGCAGATGTTTGGCTTTTGTTTCCTTGGGTATAGCGCATCTCGCACCATCGAGAAGGTCAAGGGGGTGTCCAAGTGACGTGGAAATACTCGCAAAAGACAGGCAATCTGTCTTATAACGACAAGGTCGTGGGTTCTGGGTATGCTGGTTGTGGCAATGGGGTGAATAACCCAGAGTCTCAAGCTATTCGTGATGTTGGCCCTATCCCTCGTGGGCTTTATAGCATTGGTGTTGCGTTCACGCACCCCAAGGCAGGCCCTATGACGATGCGTCTTACGCCCATGAAGGGGACTGATACTTTTGGGCGTGATGGTTTTCTAATCCATGGCGACAACACGTCTATGAATCGCACGGCCAGCAATGGCTGTATCATTCAAAATAGGTCAGTTCGCGCTACCGTTGCGGTAAGCAATGATAGGACTCTTGAGGTTGTAGAGTAAAATTATACGCTAATCTTGCGCGGGGAACTAAGAGGGCAACTCTAAGGTTTACTTTTGTTTAGAGCGCCGCTATATCGGCTGTGTTGGCGTGATTGGGGCCTAAAAGATGACGACCGGCCTGACCTATTCAAGCTACCAGACCCAGATCGCTGAGATGGCTGTCGTCTCCCCGACTGACCCTAACTTCCTGACCATCCTGCCGGCAATGATTGATTACGCCGAACTGAGGATTTATAGGGACTTAGACCTCCTGGCGACGGTGACGACGGCCACGCAGACGATTCCGACTGGCACTCGGTCGGTGACGTTCCCTCAGTTTGTGACCGTCCAGGAAATCAACGCCATCACTCCCTACGGGACCGTGTTGCCTGATTCCGGGACGCGGGTTCCTATGCTGCCGACGACAAAAGAGTTCATCAACATCAACTATCCAAGTGCCACCTACACGGCCACACCCAGCTACTTTGCGCCTCAAAGCCAGAGTAGCACCGGCACAACGCCGACAACCCAGACACTCAATACTTTTCTGATCGCGCCATTTCCTGATGGCCCGTATACTTTGGAAATTATTGGGACGTATCGCCCGCCTTCGCTCTCGGCTACTGTCTCCACGACATTTATTAGTCAAAATCTGCCAAGTTTGTTTATTATGGCCAGCATGGTGTATATCTCTGCGTATCAGAGGAATTTTGGTCGCCAAAGCGACGATCCGTCCATGGCCGTGTCTTACGAAAGCCAGTATCAGGCTCTCGTCAAGAGCGCGACGGTTGAGGAGTTCCGAAAGAAGTTCCAGGCTGGCGGGTGGTCTTCGATGAGCCCGGCCGTTGTAGCCACACCAGGGAGGTAAGGTATGCCGCACGCATCCCTGAAGCTTCTCCCGACCGTCAATCAGAACCGCACTCCGGCGCTGAATGAGGCTGGCATCTCAGAGTCTCAGCTTATCCGCTTCATGATTGACGACAAAGGCGTCGCGCTGCCGCAGAAGTTGGGCGGCTGGGGGAAGTTCTATCCCACGGCCATGGACAGTGTTGTTCGGGCGCTTTTGGCTTGGGCTGATGTAAACAGCAACAAATATCTTGGCGTTGGATGCACGTCATCTTTGAATACAATTCTTAATAACGCTCTTACCAATATCACGCCCAGAACTTTCACTGATAGCGTAGCTATTGCTACCTACCCTGCCTCCACCACGGCTGGCAGCAGCGTTGTAAACATCAACGACCCATCTTCAAATGTGACTAGCTATAATACTGTTTTTATCAAAACGCAGATAAGCGTCAGCAATCTTGTTCTTTTTGGCCTTTATCAGTGCTACGCATTTGATGCAAATAACTATACTATCATTGCTACTGATATTCTTGGCAACCAAGTTTTTGCTACGACAACGTCGTCAACTGCGGTGTTGCCTCAATTTTCTGTGGTTAACGGATCGTCAACCGTATCTGTGACGCTACCCAATCACGGCTATTCGATTGGCTCCACATTCCCTGTTCTTATGTCCACGACCGTTGGTGGCATCACTTTTTCTGGCAATTACACGGTAACTGGCGTAACATCTAGCAGCATATTTACTATCCAAACATCTGCCTCTGCCACGTCTACGACGACAGGCTACCTCAATGGTGGCAATGCGTCGTATCTGTATTATGTTGGTATTGGGACTCCGGCGGCTGGCGTTGGCTGGGGCGCTGGCGGCTGGGGTGATGGCGGCTGGGGAACGGGTGTCCCGCCGGTTGCCGCCGTTGGCACGCCCATCACCGCAACGGACTGGACGCTCGACAATTGGGGCAGCATCCTCGTCTCCTGCCCCTACGGTGGCCCGATCTATATCTGGAGCCCCACCGTGTCATCGCCTATCGCCACGGTCATCCCTCAGGCCCCTGCGGCCAACTCTGGCGCCTTCGTGGCCATGCCAGAGCAGCAGATCATCGCGTGGGGTTCCACCTTCAACGGCATCCAAGACCCGATGCTGGTGCGCTGGTGTGACGTAGGCAACCTGTCTGTGTGGATCGCTCAGTCCACCAATCAGGCTGGCTCCTACCGCATCCCTCGCGGCTCCCTGATTGTCGGCGGCATCCAAGGCCCCCAGCAGGGCCTGCTTTGGACTGACCTTGCCGTGTGGGCGATGCAGTATGTCGGTCAGCCGTTCATCTACAGCTTCAATGAGATTGGAACAGGGTGTGGTCTGATTGCACCGAAGGCTGCCGCATCCATGAACGGCATTGTATATTGGATGAGCCAGACGCAGTTTTTTATGTTGTCTGGCGAAGGCGTTATGCCCATCTATTGCCCTATCTGGGATGTTGTCTTTCAGACAATCACCAGCCTAAATAGCGACACTATCAAGAAAATCAGGATTGCCGCAAACTCGCAGTTTGGCGAAGTTACTTGGTATTATCCCACCGTCAATGGTGGCGAAAACACCAACTATGTAAAGTATAACATCAACACGCGGGGCTGGGACTTTGGCACCCTAGACAGGACCGCGTGGATCAATCAGTCCGTTTTTGGTCCTCCAATCGGTTCTAGCTCATCAAACATCATCTATCAGCATGAGGTTTCTCCAAACGCTGATGGCC